ATTGTTATTGATATAAGCCGCGCCATTACCGCTTTTTGTAGTAATGAAGGTATCGTTATCAGCAAATGCACTGAAAGAGTTCCAGAACATTGTTTGCGGAGCAGAAGTCTTCAGACGATTCTTAGAAGTAAAGTCTGGTCTCCAATCGGTGATTGCGCCAAATCGATCAGCAATTGTTACTGCCTGAAAATCTTCTCGGCCAGGCCAAGTCGTATCTTTTTGAAGGAAGTTTTGTGTGTCCCTATTCCATTGTGCCATTTTTAAATTATCCTAAATTATCTTTGATTAGAATTATATCAAATGCCGCGGTTACTCGAGCATTATTAGATCTTACGTCAGCTTGAATATCAATATCTGTCAATGCAGGCAATTCGAGCGGCACCGTAAAGTCGTAATTGTATTGTCCGCCTACACCAGCAACCTCGGCAGTATGTCCAATTCTAAACGCAGATGTTCCACCGTAACGAACAAACATATCAATAGTAGCATCTGCATTAGCCTGACAAGAAGTAACCCCTTTCGTCAAATAACCTTTATAACCAGCTGGAACTGTATACACCGCCATTAATGTTTGAGAGTTACCGCCAAGTACTGCAGCAATTGTCGTATTATCACCTGTTCTTTGAATAACAATAGTACTGACAAGTGTAAATCCAGATGTGATATAAGCTCTATACACTCTTGAAAATATTGTAGTCGTAGTAATTGTTGCGATTTCATCTAAAGCAATTTCTTCAGACGCAAGTTCATAGTTTTCGTCTAAGCCTTCAATTGTTAATAGCTTACCAGCATCTCCAGCGCCAACTCCACTTACATAAACAGTTGTAGGACCACTGTCTATTGTTTGCCAAGGATACAGTGTATCATTTACATCCCACACAGTACCACGAGTGCCGGTACTCATTGTCGGTACAGCACCAAACTTATGAATAAACGAGGTTCCTTTTACAAGGCCCCTTGCTATATTAAGATGTAGGTCTTCTGATGGATAATACATGCAAATATTTATACATTCCTTGCTTCCTCAAGGGACATCGGTTCTGTAATTTGTACGTACACTTGTTTGTCATTTTCTAAAAACCAATCAATTTGTTTTTCGCTTTCCGCTTCAAACGCGGCAATCAATTCTTCTAAAGGAACTATTTTTTCTGTATGCACATTATTGATCCATGTATTAAACCTAGACCAATCTCGGCCTGACATTATAGGAATATCATAAGTACCTGCAATATCGTCCGTATTTTCGTCCATATTCATAATAAATATTGCGCCGCCTGCAAACAAATCAGTTTCGATATCAAGTCCTCTAGAAGACCACCAGAGAGGAGATATTGGACCCCAATAATTTAAAACATACTTATACATTTTAATTCTCCTTGTTAACATACCATCCAGAATAGGTAATTCTATTTATAGGACAGTCTGGGGTAACAGCACTAACAAAATGATTTGCTTTGTTATCTTTAACCTCCATTAAAATAAGACGATTAAAAATTGGATGATATGCTTCCCATTTACCTTTGCCTCTATCTATGTTTAATAGGCCACCCCATTCAGGCCGCCACAATTCAGTAATAGTATAAGTAAAGGCCCACTGTCGACCTGAAACGTTATCAGTGTGTTGAGTTAAAAAATCTCCAGGTCGATATATGCTAACAAAATCATCTTGGATTTTCATACCTTCGCATTCTTTTGGCGGGTTATTTCTGAATCGTTTTTGTATTCCGCAACAAACGCAAGTACATGTTTCTTGATGAGAATTAGTGTAAAGAAAGGAATAGGACATGTCCATGTTTTCGTCAACATAAACTTTTCTACCGCTTGAAGTAGTGCCTAATCTTATAGAAGTTTGCTCTTTATTCCATTCCTTTCGACGGTGGAAAAACCAACCTATTGGAACAGTATAAATTGCATTTAATATTTCGGTAGCTTCTTCTTTTGGGAGAAAGTCATCATAAATTATTATTTGACTCATTATCTAATTCACTATGTTTCATTTTATAATTTTCTATCGCAGCTTTGATCGCATCTTCTGCAAGGACACTACAGTGGATTTTGACGGGTGGGAGGCAGAGCTCTTTTGCGATGTCGGTGTTTCTAATATTTGCAGCTTCATCAAGACTGCGACCTTTAACCCATTCGGTAAGGAGGGAGGAAGAAGCGATAGCACTTCCGCATCCGTAGGTTTTAAACCTAGCATCTTCGATAATTCCATTTTCATTCACCTTTATTTGTAAACGCATAACATCACCGCAAGCCGGGGCACCAACCATGCCAGTGCCCACGTCTTGCTCTTCTTCATCGAAGCGACCCACGTTGCGCGGGTTTTGATAGTGATCTAATACTTTTTCTGAATATGCCATTCAGTTATTTATTAGAACTGTTTAACAATACCAAAATAGGCTTGCTTCTCATCAGCCATAGCTGATTCATCATCTGCTGTAAAATCGACATAACCTACTTCGAGGTCAGACTCGAGCTTGGTTCCTTCGAAGATTTTGTAGCCTTTTGATACACGCCAGTGAGTACCGACTGTATCATAATCGCCATAAGAAAAATCGAAGTGTCCGAATACAGACGCGTCTACCTGCCAATAATCAGGAGCTTCATCAAGACCGAGGAAGTATGTTACAGCAACGTTCTTTACTTGAACCTTACCGAATACTTCTTCAACATCGAGAGGTGATTCACTAGCGAATTCATCCATAGATGCATAGTTATAGTCAATGTAGCCACCAGTTACAGAGAAATCTTCACCGCCGATTTCTACCTGTGCCCAGTAATCATATTCAATATCAATTTCGGTGCCGTAGTCTACTTGACTAGCCCATACACCTGCTGACATTCCGTTGTGTTCTACATGAACATCTGCGCTGATGGCAAAATCATCCATCTGTGACACGCCACGAAAGATGTAGTCGGTACCAACACCAACTGAACCACCTAACTCTACAGCTTGTGCACTAAGACCAAAAGAGGTCAGAATAACCGCCAATACAAGTTTAAGATTTTTCATGTTATCTCCTTTTGTTGAAAATTTACAAAGAGTTCTATTTTGGAACTCAATTTTATTTATAAAAAGTTGAGAAATAATTGAAAAATAATTAAACTGGGAGATTAATATTTTCGAAAAAATCTTCTGGGATTTCGCCGTCATGTTTAAGCAATGTTTCAAACTTACGGCGTGTGGTAACAAAATTCATATGAGCTTTAGGAAAAACAATCCATTCGGTTTCTCCTTGCTTTCTATATGCCATTAATTTACCAGCACGATTTACGGCGTAGGTATGATTTGGGATAGGACTATCCCATACGGTAATTTCTTTCAAAATTTTCATAATGTAAAACTCAAATTAAATTTTAAGTAATGCCACCTGCAGACTTTGCAATTCGGTAGACAATTCACTAATCTGTGAAAGTTTTTGTTCTTTACGAACTGCTGTTCGTTCTTGAAACAACTCGCTAGCAAGTAATTTCATTTTTTCAGAACGAGTTTTGATAGCAGCAGCAATCGATTCCTTGTCTGCAGTTTCTTGTTCAGTAACCATTATGCCCCTTCTAAAGCAGCCTCCATTTGCTGCCTAAGTTTATGTTGTTCTTCTTTGAGAACAGAAATAGCCGTACGAATATGGCCAGTCGTTGTAGGTTTGACTTGCAATTGAAGATCTTCAATAATTTCAGTCAAGGCATCATATTTAGTCATCATATTCATTATCACCTCTGGTATTTAATTACAGTAAAGCCATTAATAGTTTTTTCGCCTTCGGCGACGTTAATAGGTTGCAACTCAATCTTATCACCTTTTTTCAAATCCAATTTTTGAATCACTTGAAAAGGTAAACGAACCATATCGCCTTTTTCTAATTCAGTAACGTATTTGTCCGTTACAAAAACAATTCTTTCAGAACTCATGCTATGTCCTTATATTTATGCAATTGCTTTTTGCAAATTTGTTTTTTCGGTTTCAAGAACAACGTAATCACCAAAATAACTTTGGAATGCTTCAAGAAAATCTTCAAAGGTTTTTGAACAAGAAAGCTCAATGAAAACTCTCTCTGAATCAAATCCTAATTGTTTTGACATCCTACGAGCAATAAGAAGCAGCACTTCCTCATCGCCTTCTGGTGTATCAAGATCAATAAAAATTGGATAATTGCGCCGGCCAATTTTAAAAATTACATTATTTAGTTCATTTAATTCATTGTTCATTTCTTCGATCCATTGCCTGTTCTTTTTTAAGCCGTTCATTTTTTGGTAGATCTTCATCCTTCCATGGAGACACTGATTCGTAATCCTCGCCATTCCTTCCACGAGTATCATTGCCGTCGCTATTTAATTCAGTCAATTCTTGCTGAAATTTTACATAACTCTTGCTCATAAGGTGCACTCCTTTTGATTTTGAATCTATATATCATCTTTGAGTTTTTTGAGATCTTCGATCTTTTCAAGAATCTCTTCGAGGATATCTTCATCGGTTTCTGTATCAATTTCTATTTCAATTTTGATTTTCATTAAGCCGCTTCCGCAAATTCAATAGCAAGATTAAGAGCATCAATCTTTTTCTTTGCATTTGTACCGAACCAAGCAGACGCCATGCGAGTGTCATCAGATCGACCTAATTCGTGATCGGTCAAATAAGTAACTGCATTATATGCATTCCACCAAGAACCTGGACGGAATTCAGCGCCTGGCTGAGAATTAACAATCTCAAGCGCCTGCTGACCAGTCCTGGATAAAGTTTTGTTGTCTTTGGTTGACTTTCCAAAAACTTTGACAAGGAATCTTTCAAAGTCATAGTCGGTATATTTCTTATCACCTAAAGTCTTAGCTGCTTGTTCAAACATTTCTAACTTTCTATGACCGATTCCTAAAATACGTTTAACTTCAGCAGGATCGAAAATACTGCGATGAGAAACTCGAACTCCTGGCTGTCCTTTTTCATTTAAGGCAACGACAAGAGTATTATTACATACGACACGTTCAACGACAAATTTAATGTCAATCGATTTTCCGTATTGATGAGGATTTGAAAAAAGAAGATAACCTTGAACTTTATCACCTCCGAAAATTTCAAAGCTTTCTTGTACATCAGCAAGTGCCCAAACAATCCGTCCTTCACGTAAGGATCCTGCGGTATCCATAATCATATCACCGCTTGAAACAAATTCCGTGAAAAAGTCAAATGCTTCAGCATTTTGTACAGGATTCCAATCATCGCCTACTGAAGGAGCAAGAATTGTATTATCAGATGTACGTATTAAAGAATTGGTACCAGTTGCAATTTTGTTTCCATCAATTTCAATAAAGGTAGGAACTTTGCGAACCTCCCAATTCAAACCTGCAGCTTCCATCATTTCTTGTGGTGTTAGGTCATCACCAACTGCAGTTCCTAATCGATGCCATGGAGTACCCGCAGATCCACGATATGCCATTTGAGCTTGACCATTTACAATTTCAAGATTGTGCGCCATTACGATTTCCTATTCATTTCAAAATTATACGACTATTATATCCTAAATTTGGAGTCTTGTCAACTATTTTTTTCATTTTTTTTCATATTTTTTCAGTGGATCGTCTGATTTGCACGGTTCCAGACGTCCGTCATCATAGAATACGTATATACACCTAGTCCAGATAGAATACAATCAATAGCATGAGGAAATGTACTTCCATCTGAAACTCTAACAGGTTTTGCAAATAGCATAAGACTAGCATTTCTAAAAACTTCCATAATGAAAAAATGAGCTTCTCTTTTTGTTGTAAATGAACAAGCTCGTTCTAAATTTAATGGGTTTGAAGATGTCTTGGAAAACATTGCATACATATACTTATGTTCTTCGTCATTAATAACCTTAACTAAATTAGTTACATCAATTTCTTCCTCAGCACGCTTGTCGTTATAATCGTACATTCCTAAAAATATACCAAGTCTCTTATCGACGATAACCCATCTATCCGTGTAATTCATTATACTTTTTTCTTACGGCTGAAAAATGCTCTAAGTAATCGTGCGGACAAAATTGAAAAATTTGCGGTTCTGAATCATCGACACCTATGAATATAACTCCGTTACGAATAGGCACTTTTGTCATTTCATAAAACGCCATTGCATAGAAACAAACTTGCATAAAATAATTTTCAATTTTGTCAATTGTCTTTGGTCGTTTTGACGTTTTAAAATCAATGACAGATAATTCGCCATCCCATTCGGCAATGCAATCAACTTGGCCTGCGCATTTTAAAACATCGCTATACAAAAAGCATTCTTGAAACCAAACGTTATCTAATTTGTCATCAAGAATTCTTTTCATTTGATTAAACATAAACAAGTTTGAAGGCTGAGCTTTCTTTGCGTAATCTTCTTCATTATTGATATAGTCTTCGCAAAGTTTGTGTACCGCAGTACCTCTTGTAGAAGCCTGTCGAGATATTTTATTAGCAACTTCTTCGCCGACTCTTTTACGCCATTCCATGAGTTCCTTTTTACCGAGGATACTTAATACAGTCGTAACAGAAGGATATGCTGAACCATCAGGCGTAAAATATCTACGTCCTTCTTCAGTGGTTTTTCTTGTAAGCGTAGGGAGAACGATCCCGTGATCGATATGTTTAAATGTTTTCATAATGTCTAATATATCAAATTTTAAAGAGAATGTCAACCAATAAAAACGTTTGGAGCCCCAGATATAACAGCGCCTAAGTCGGCCGAGTCGCCAATTCTTGCTGCAGGAATTCCTCCCATTAATACTTTTGTTGACCCGGTATTAACAATCATACCAGGATGAGGAACACAGCTGCTTCCTGGTAACCAAGTATGTGTTGGATCTAATGTTGCGCCAACAACCGCGCCTAAAACTTCGCCTACCAAAACTGTTGCTTGTAATGTTGCAACAATTGGAGTTACTGGAGTACAAGGATGGCCTGTTGCTACTACATCTCCTATTCTTGCGGCTGGACTCATTTTTTTATTCCTCTTATTATAATTCTGTTGGAAAATCCGAAGGATCGACAAATTCAGAAGGATCGGCAGGTGGATTAGAAAAAGTATTAAACAAAATTAAACCTTCTTGTGAAGACCAAACAAGATCTTGAGTATAAGTATAATTTGATGCAGGAGTTCCCGCATCTTTTTTCAAATTAAAAACATATTCTACGGAATTTGTGTCAGGATCTGGTGGAGTCCATTCAAGAACAAATTCGTTATTTGATAATAGATAATTCCTTGCAGACAATATTGTCATTTCATTTTCTGTCGTTTCGCCAGTTTCAGGAAATATAGTTAAAAATTTATAAAGTTCTCCAGGAAACGGCTCAAACGCGGTTGAGCTTGTAACATTTATAGTGTTATTAGATACTTTTGTTGCCGTTGTGTATATAGGATCACTAACAACGTTAACATCAAGCAACGCGGTATTTGCGTATGTATCAATTACACCAGGCATATTTTCAACTTCAGTCGAAGTATTAGCATAAAATTCAATGTTATAGCTGTATTCTTTTAACGATTCATTTGAAAAAATAGAAGGTAACAAGGTGGTCGTGGGGTCCGCAATGTACCCCACTTCCGTATAATTACCTCCAATATTTGTTATCCTATAATAAATGTCACCGATTGCCATTACACTGCCTTAAGATATCGCTCCGGGTTATAACCTTCCTTTGCTAATATATATTCCTTCACAAGACCAGATCTAACAATATCGTTAATACCGAAATTGATTACTCTGAACGAAGGAATTTTTTCTAAGACATTTAAGAATCCCGGTAGACCTGTAACATCAGCTCGATTTCGAGACATCTGTAAATCATCTTGTTTTGTGTCTCCACAAAAAATGATTTTTGAGCATTCTCCTACTCGAGTAATAATACTATCTAATTCGTGTAATGTCATTGATTGGCATTCATCTACGATGATGATTGAGTTGTCAAAGGTAAGTCCTCTGACGAATGAAGAGGTGGTAAATTCTACCATATTTTTTTGCTTTAGGATATCCCAAGCATCTCCTCGTTGGAAAAGGTCTACGCATATATCTGCGTATGGGGTTGTAAACACTGCCTCCTTTTGTTGTTTATTGCCGGGCATAAAACCCTGCTCCCGCGTCTGTACGGCTGAGCGCACGACGATGATTTTTTCATAATCAGGCTTTGATAAAATGTCTCTCAAACCTAGGTACATTGCACACATTGTTTTTCCTGTGCCTGCAGTACCAACCGCAGCGATGTTATACCCCCTTGCATAATCATCGAAGAATTCCTCTTGCGAGGCAGTTAACGGATCGATCCGTCTCATATTAAATCGATTATTTACAATGTAGTTTGTGCTACTTTCCATCCTCCTTTTTTCTTTCCGTGAGAGCCTTCGTTGCTGTTTAGACATAGGGACCTCCTTGGACTTCTTAAGTCAGAAGTCATTGATGGTGTTTTTTATTGTTCTACTCCCTTTATGGGTACCTTTTACTTCTTTAAGAACATCACGAAAACTCGCATCAGGCTTTTTAAGCCCAAGGCGTACTGGGTCACCGATTCCCAGAAATCCGGTAATTATTTGCTGTATATGAGGATTGGCTGCTAGGTATTCTTCCTTTGCAGCAATAGACATGAGTTTTGAAAACTCTTCTTGTGTGTTGTTATTTCTAAAATCGTATGTTGGCATAAATCTCCACCTGCAAATTTATTTATACAATTGCTTCATACAAGTCTTGCCAATTTTTAATACGACGTATAGAAGGACTGTTAAAATCTTTGTTATGAGGATGATGTATTAAATACGAATCCAAACCTACGGCAAGACCAGCAATCGCATTTTCAGGTTTATCTTCAACCCAAATACAATCACTATCTAAATACGGTTTTAAAGCTTCATCTTTATCAGCCCCACAATCAAGACATACGATTTTTTCAAAAACTCCTACACCAAAAAGAGTTTCTAAATTTTTCCGTCGAAGAGCTTTTGCATAAGGATTTAAACTTAATGAAGTAATGCAATGGAATACGTAACCAAATTCTTCATGTAATTTACGTACATATTTAATTGCATCTTTATAAGGAGGAAGATAACCTATATTTGCAGATTCATTAAAATGACGGACTAAACTTTTTGAAAAGTCTTTTTCTAAGTCGAATGCTTTATGGATTGAATACTGACCCCACTTTTTTGGCTCATATCCTTTTTCACGCATCCAATTATAAAAACCATATTCCCAATCCAAAAGAACACCGTCGCAATCGGTCAAAATGACCTTTTCACTGATATCGGCACCACGCCACATAATAAACTCCAAACGTTAATTGCAGATCCATTATATCCTACAATTAACGTTATGTCAATAGTTTTTTTAAAGAAAATCTTTAAAATTTGATAATTTTTCGTTCCGGCGATTGCGGCGGTTATATTTTTTGCCTTTATTTGACTGTTTTTCGCGACGACGGTCTTCGTTAAGATCGCCCCATTCGTCGTTAAATTTATTGTTGTCAAATTTTCCGTTACGAAAATTTTTGTACCTCTTACCCATTGTTACACAATCCTAGTTTCATAAATGTCTGGAAATATTTCTTCTAGCAATTTTTTGCTCAAACCTTTAAAAGGTTTTTGGGATATCATATGAACAAGCATTTCTGCATCGTCATTATCAACATCCTCAAGTAAGCTGATAAATAAACTTTCTCTTTTTAATTGAGGAAGATTATCGTATCCTCCGCCTTTAACAAAAATTCTTAATCGCCTTACTTCTCCATACAACATATTTTGAACATCTATATAATCATTCTTTTTCCATGGGGGCGCAGTATTAGGAATTAAGAATTCTATTTTTTTGTCGTACGTCAATCTTAAAATTTGTCGAAGCTGCAAACTATTATTTTTTCTAAACCAATCAATTTTTTCTTGTTTGGTTTTTAAGTCTGCAATCTTATTAATAATTTCAGATAAACTTAATCTCATCGGCATAATTAAAAGTCCTGTATATCACTAAGTAAGTTTTTCAATTTGTTCATAACAAAATAATTAAAAAGTTTTTCCCTACCAATTGTTTTTTCAGAACGATATTCTGATAATATTTTTTCTTTATATGCAGAAGGAATTTCAGAAAGATCGATCATTCTTTTGTTGCGCTTAAAACGTAATGCCGTTTCTGCGTCCTGACAAGCATCGCCTTTCATGAAACTTTCTAATCGTTTTTTAGTCATTGGCTTTTGTCTTTCGCCAACGGCTAAACAATTGTCGGCGCTGAGGATATTTGGAACACCGTCTCCAACGTCTCCTTTTAAAATGTGTTCTTGCAAATATTTATCAGGAGTATCGTTGCGGATCCATCTTTTTCTTACTGGATCAAATTGAGATACATTTGCATAGGTGTGCAATTGAATATAATCTT